TAGGTCAAGCAAGACGCGTATAAATGCAACATCACTCGGGTCATCCATGTCAGGAATGTAGCACTTACCAATAATAAGACAGTTGACCAACAGGTTAGGAGCCATCTCAGCATATGAGATTCTGAGCTTCTGTAAATCACCTGAATCAGGAAAGTAGTCTGCTGCTTTAGGTTGTCGGAACTTTACGATTGCTCCTTCACCAGCCCACTCGCTAAGGTCTACTTCTAGGATGCCGTGTTCTACTTCAGGTTCAACCGCCTTGATGGCTTTGATACCCATTATGCGCTTGTCCATGCGGTGGATACACCGTTAGCACCAAGCATGACTGTAGCCGTCTCTGTGACCGCTTCACCTGATGCAATACTAATACCTGTTGCGGTAACCACACCAACAAAGGTTTTTGCAGATAGAGCGCCTGGAGTAACCACGATCTGGCAGTAATAACCCTCTTTGTTGAAGAAGACTGGGGATCCATCAGCCTGCTGTGTACCGTCTACGAGTAACTCAATCTCAACCGAGCCGCTTGCTTTGGTAACCTGCATCTTCTTTGTGGTGTCACAAAGTGCCGACACATCAGCCGTATCTACACTTGTAGAGGTACGCACCGACTTAGCCAAACAAGTGTAAGTGTTAGCGGTAAAGGCTGACGGCGCACCATCTTGGAAACCACCAAAAGCGATGGTTACCACACAGTTTTCACCGACCAAGCCAAATGATTTTGTAAATGCCATTGTCTACTCCTACTGCTGTGTGAGGCAGCGATAGACCGCTGTCACCCCGTAATCCGTCCGACCACCATCCGATAATGCAAAGGTTTGATCCGTTGAAGTCCTGCGTACATATAGCCTTGGACTCGTGCTGGTTACCGTCTGATTATCCAAAAGTGTATCAATGCGAGACATGATGGTTTGTATCCTTGCCATGCTCATTGCACCGCTTTCAGTATCCCACACGGTTATCCGATAGTTTGGGTAGGTGAACGCTCTGCCACCACACAGCGTGTCTTCGTCTTCACCGCTTGCTCCAGCTCGGCTGAAAACAACATAAGGCACCTGTACAGGCTTCCTGCTGATCGGGTCAATCTGTGGAGCCACGGTGTTATAGATGCCCATCTGGTAACCATCAGGCTGGTTGTCAACAGCAAGGAGACCTGAAAGCGTAGCATCACCCGTCAGGGTTTCGTAGATCCATTGTTCGATGACCGCTGGTTCGTATGCCATTATTTACCCTTCAGCACAACGGTTAGTGCTTTGATAAACCTAGGCTTGACCTTTTCCAATGCAGGATTCATGAAGGGTCTAGCCGGTACTGTGTTGCCACCTTTTTGCGTCCATCCAAACTCAAGCGGTACAGCATATTTTGCCATTGCGGAAACCTCAGCTGATACGGGGGTAAGCATACGATGCATAATGCTATTAGCAAGATAACCAGTGTCGCTGTTCGGTGGCATACCGGGTGCGCTTGACCAGTGTCCCTTTGCGTACTTCTTATATCTTCGACTCTTGTTGGTAATACTGCTTTTGGCGGTTGCTTCTACGTCCGCCGCAGCTTTGCCCACAATCTTGGTTACCTTGCCTAGATTCGCCTTGTAGCGGTCTATGCCAGTAGTGTTTAGCGATACTGTTGTTTTCATGGTGCGAGTACCTCAATCTGCAAAGGTCCAAATCGCCGTACCGTACTGCCAACCGTAAAGGATATCGTCAGCCGGATATCAGCCGCTGTCGGATAAGCCGCAGGGTTGAGAACAGACAAGATGCCTTGTGCGCTGTACTGCTTCGTGAGCGTCACGCTTCCACCACCAAACGAATACGACGCTCCCGTTTGGATGTTGGTAAACGTTGCGCCAAGAGTCCCGGTAGTGATGTCCACAGGGCTTCCTAGTTCGTCGACCAGCCTGACAACATAGGAGTGCCAGTCTCCGACCCATGCGGAGACTTGCACGACCTGCTGAGGGTCTTCAGTCAAATCATAAATCAATGCCATTAGATATCCCTCACATAGATCCGCAGTGGACCGAAGATTTGCGTATCGCTTGCACCCGTTGTGCGTGTAATCGTAGCCGTGTAAGTTCCAGGAGTGTTAGTTACCGTTGTGTCAATCGTGAAGGTTGCACGTCCATCAGATGCATAGGTTGCCGTACAAGAGTACGTGTCAACCAGCGTAGCACCACTGTTGTAGACCTTAGCCGTTACCGTTGCGGAGGTGATGTCGATTCCTGCATTGTTGTTATCTACACACTGGATATCGATGCCGTGCTGTGCGCCCTTCTGGATGTCCAGCGGATCAGATGCCCCAAGACCATCAGCCCTAACCTCAAAAGGCCCCATGCGAACCAGAGCGGCTGATGTTACAGGGGTAACCAGTTCGGCATTCACGTACTGACCAAACGTTCCTACTGTAGTGTGACCGCTTCGAGCTTCATCCCAGACTGCGTCAGCGATAGCCCCTGTGTTCACGTTGGTATTGACGTACTCGCCAAACGTGCCAGCCGTTGCGTAGGACGAGCGTACAGCGTTCCATACTGCACCAGCCGTCTGCGCTTCCGTCAAGCCACCAGAGGACAGTTTCACCGTCATGACCGCACCGTTAGTACCGCTTGCACCACGTACAACAATCGTGACATCGTCAGCACCAGCCGCCAAAGCAGCATCAGGAACGTCCAATCTGTAGACTCCTGGCATGTTGGTTGCGTCAACCTCGGCAAAGCCACCAGCAGTCCACGCCTGAGCGATGGTACGGGCTACTAGAGGAATAGATACGCTTGCAGTGCGCGTGCGGTTGTACCGGGCTGACAGACCGCTTGTGGAGGCTGTTAGACCTGTAGCACCTAGGTAGAGTTCGATAGATTGTGATGTTGAGCCGGGAGCGATCGTGATTGTGGAGGCGTTGCGCTCTGTTGGTAAATAAAAACCTATATTTTGCAGGCTCCTATACGTTGTTGTGCCAACGTCAGGCGTTGCACCAGTCCACGCTATGCCATAGATGTCAGTAGAAGGAGCGGATGTCGCTATACCGAATGCAGTGTTTCTTGAGTTTAGCGATGTGCCGAATGGTGCAAGATTACCAAATCCTTGCAGTAGTGCTTGACCATAATCAATACCAAAAAAGTCAGATGTAATGGTGCTTGCATCTGTTGCCACGTTACTTAGCGTAGTACCGGCTAAAAGTATATTGTTTCTTTGAGTTACCTGATTACTAGTTAACGACTGTAATGCAATCGCTCCTAAACCTATAATGCAGTTTTGAACAATATGTTTGTCAGTAGTATTGCCATTGTTAAAAAGAATACCAGCCTGTGGAAACTGTGTAATTACGCAGTTTGAAATCGTTACTGACGAAATATTTGTACCACTAGCAGCAGAAACAATCACTCCATATCCATTCTGCCAACCGTTTGTAGAAACTCTGCAATTTCGTACAACAACTCCAGATATGCCTGATGAACTAGATGGCAGGATAATATTTATGCCAAACGCTACTCCTAAAAGAATATTATCTTCAATTAAAACATTATTTCCTGTTGCCAATGGCGGGCTTATTCTTATTGCCGAGCCGATTGAGCCACCCAGATAATATGAAAATAAAACATTGTTTGCTATGGTAATAAAGTTACCCGTTGACAAAATGCCAACAGTTGAAGCACCCGCTGCATTATGTTCAATATAAAGATTCTGAATCGTTACATACGAATTACTTCCAAGGTCAATCCTATTGCCACCAGCCATTGTTGTGCTGTCAGTTGAAGAACCCGTAACCCTGACTTGATTAGCCGTCACACCGCTAAACTGAGAAGCTGTCGGGTCACCTGTAATAACTAAAGTGTTAGTAACGGTCGGCGTAACTGTCAAGGTAGGAGACTCTCTATACACGCCGGGTGCTATGTATAAAGTATTGACACCAGCCGTGAGTGTCATGTTTGCAAACGCATACGCAATGGTTTGCCACGCCTGATTGGTTGCTGGCCCAGTCCCTGTGTTAGCATTACTGCCATCATTACGAACGTAATAGGTAGCCATTACTCGGCATCTCCACTGGCAATCTGTTGAGCCATAATTACCGCAAACTGATTGACGATACCAGTCTGAAATGTTTCATCCTGCTGAACCCACCAGATGTTGACCGATGTCCCATCGGGACCAAACGTCCCAAGGATGTTCCCAGCATCATCCTCGATGTCACCGTAAACCTTCCAGTCTGTTGACGGTGCAGGTTCCTTTTCAATGCGGAAGTTTTGCAGGTTCATTTGCCCACCTTGAGCGCATTCATGTCAGTACCCTTGAACGGCATAGTCAGGAAAGCCAGCACACTAGACACCGCAGCGGAGACACCTGCCGCTACCGCCTTGCTTCCGTATAGTGCCAGCACTGCGCCCAGCTCGGCAACATCCTTTGCTTCAGCGGTGCGTACGCCATCACCGAATACGCTTGTGAATGCAGCCACGAAAGCCACGATCACAACGACCACTAAACGCTTGATACTGATACTACCCATGTCGTGCCTCCAGTGCGGCTACTCGCTCGCTTAGTCTTGCTATCGCCTTCTTGATAATGACTAGATCCGCCTCGGTTTGCTTGGCATCATGGACCAGAATACGGATGTCTGACTTGATATCCCACAGCATTTTGTATAACCCGCTGATACTAGCGATTAAAGGAATACCTATCACCGCTCCTAGTTGCATCCATTCTGCCATCACGCTGTACGCTCCACTAGCCCGACGTGCTGAACCAGTAAATCGGTTTGTCCAAAGTCCGTCCCAACAACGTCGTAGTATTTTGATTCATCGCCAACAATGTACACACGGTCATGCGCCATCACATCAGCACCTACCGGAAGCGTAACGTTCCACCCTGCTGATGGCTGGATGCCACCGCCTACAATGCTCTCGGTGTCTGATTGGTTAGACAGTCTGCCCTTGTAATCAGCAACCTTGCGCCATGTCTCAGTAACACCGCCACGCCCATCCTCGGTAAGTG